AAGCGGAAGCAGGGGAGTTCTTCTAATGGATTTATTCACATTATTCGCAGGACTAGTCTTATGTACTACAGCTGCCTTATTATTCTTAGCCTTCCAAGCACCTACTAAGAGATCTATAGGTCTAGGGATGATGGAGGAAGAGATAGCAAGGAAGGGAAGGAAGGGAAGGAAGAGGGAAGGAGTAAGAAAGGAACCAGTAGATGTAGAGAAGCTAAAGAATGAGTTGAAAGATAAGATCAAAGCAGCTAGAAATAAGAAGTAAGAGTACCTTGGTTGACAAATGTGTCCCGAGATGCTATAACTATAATATGTGGGTGATAAACATCCACTAATTTAAATTGGGGAAGGCTCTTAGAAGCCCCCGTACAAGGAGAAGTATATGTCTGAGATCGAACAGAAGTATAAAGATGGTTATGTTTCCTTTAAGCTCTCTAATGTTGAAGTATGGTGGGCATACCTTCAGAAGACTGATACAGCATTTGGTAATAATAAATGGTGTATGGAGATGAGACTAGAGGACGGGGTAGCAAACCAACTGAAGGACATAGGGTTCAATATCGTAGATAAGGAAGATAAGGAAGGTAATGAGATAAAGAATATCTTCAAGGCTAAGAAGGAGAAGCTGACGAAGAAGGGTAAGGAACAGAAGAAGCCCCTAGTCTATGCAGCTGATGGTGTTACGATTATGACTGAGGATGTAGGGAATGGAAGCATATGTAATGTGATGTTACAAGCTAAGGCATGGCCTATTAGAGGCAAGTGGCAACTAGGAGCATACATTGATAAGGTTCAGGTAGTCAAGCATGTACCTTATGAAGGCGGAGATAGCTTTGAGGATGTCTCTGAAGAGAGTGCCCCTTTCTAGGAGGAGTGTATGAAATTTATAGCGAAGTATAGATGGTGGGCTAAGGAGACAATGGGGATAGCTGAGAGAATGAATGATCTAGTTAGGACAGGTGCTACTAAGAAGGATATAGATACCGCCCGTTACGAACAGCTAGGGCTATCCTGTATGAGATTCGCTAAGGTATTGGAGGAGGAGGATCAGTGCGATTAAAGAGTCCCGATATGCATATAGATGCAGATATACTAGCCTATAGGGCTGCTGCAGCTACGGATGGTAGGATGTATGAGATTACCTATAATAAGGAGGGTGATCCTTGGGCTATACTTCATGAGCGATATAAGAAGGATGCTGATAAGATCATGAAGAAGCTAGAGAAGGAGGGCTATGAGGTATCCATTGAATTAACTCATGACCCTGAGCCTTTAGAGAATGCCATACACATTATGAAGAAGGCAATCAAGTCTCTAGAGACACAGCTTCAGTATCATACGGATGGCTTAGGTACCTCCTACTATTATATATCATTGGGTGGATCCTTTAGGGAGAAGGAGTACCCCACATACAAGGCTAACAGGAAGGACATGCGGAGGCCAGCTAATCTGGAGGAATGTAAGGCATGGCTCATGAGTGAGAAGGGAGCTACCTCAGTACCTGGAAGGTTTGAAGCTGATGATCTCATGGCTATGAACAAGAAGGAGGGGGATATCATATGTAGTATTGATAAGGATCTCCTTCAGGTACCTGGACATCACTTCAACTGGGTACGTAATGAGTACAAGGTAGTGAGTAAGGAGGATGGTTTAAGATCTCTGTACACACAGATGCTAACAGGGGATACTAGTGATGGTATCCCCGGCATCAAAGGGGTTGGCCCAGTAACAGCTAAGAAGTTACTGGAAGATCTATCATCTGAGTACCTGATGTATTGTGTAGTACTGAAGGCATATCTAGAGAAGACTAGGAAGAAGAGGGGCGAGAAGCCAGAGGATTTCCAAATGAGAGTCATTACATTGGTAAGGGCACATGCGAGATTATTATATTTATTAAGGAGTCCTGAGGATTCTTGGGAGCCACCAACAGGAGAAGGGGATTAGTATGAAGACACTAGCGGAATGTCTATTAAGACGTAAGGAGTTGCAGGATAAACTAGATGGACTTGATACCATTAAGAGACAGGATCTCTTTGAGGTTAAGGTCAAGAGGATGAAGGTTAGTGATAGCATTGATGATGTCACTATAACTATCCCTAAGCTACAGTACAATCAGGTAGTCCAAGAGTATAACTATTGTGCTAGCCAGCTACGTAAGGTTGATGCACATATACAAAGGACTAACTGGACTACGGAGCTATCGGGTGTTGACGATCTCTTCATTAACTTTGAGGATAAGTAAGTAAACTATAGGGACTACAGGCGTAGGCAGAGGGTCTTGCTGGTTGAACCCTTTAATCAACCAAGGGTATGATCATATCCGTTGCATACTTAAGACATAACTCGGTTAGAGTTTCAATGGATAAGTTTGTAGGTTAATCTTATAAAAACCTACAGGGAACATACACTACAATTACATTTAACATCCACTTATGATAACATTAGAATGTGATAACATCCGATTACCTAATGATATAAATAATACTTACCGATGTCTAGATGTAGTCCCTACTTTTAAGGAGATTAATATGATGTATCGTAGAGGTAGCCGAGAGTGGCTATAAAGAGGACGCTCCATTTAGATATACCCTTCCCAGCACTGAGTACGAATAAGTTATATGGTGGACGTAAGCATCGTTCATTCCACTATAAGAAGTATAGGAAGGATATCTTTAAATTCCTCAAGGATAACTATCCAGATCCTGTTAACCTTAAGGGTAATCTTGTACTAACTATGGAGGTAGGCTTTAGTAGTTCACTCAGTGATCTGAGTAATAGTGTGAAGGGTATAGAGGATTGTATTGCTTCCTTCTATAACTTCAATGACAGACAAATTATATCTATTAGATTGGAGAAGTACCTAGTTAATAAGGGGGATGAATATATTAAATTGAAGTTAAGAGGATCAAAGAGAGATATAGATAGGAGAGTTAAGTATGGAAGGAAACGCAAGGGTTAATAAGTTATACAATGATATCAGAGAGATCCTGAAGATGGATCAATCGGTGGAGAGAGGTGAGGCAATAGTCAACCTGATCCGGGAGATAGCCTCTAATTATGAGATGGCCTTATCAAATACTAAGGATGTAGAGTTTCTCAATATGGCTAACTTCACAGGGTTCAGTGCTATAGCTCTCCTCTTCGGTGCTATGCCAGAGGATGTAGATCCTGAGAATATAGTATCTTACTTGGGTCAGGTGGTTGCGATAGTTACCTCAGCAGTAACAAATAAGGAGGAAGAACATGGGTCGAAAGAGGAAGAAGGCGAATAGAGGATTACCTAAGGGAGTGTATAGGGACGGTAAGACATTCAGGAATCTGAGGTGGAATGGTAAGCAGTTAATTAATGGTGGCTGTGGATTCAAGACACCAGAGGAAGCAGATTACTTTGGATTCCTCAAGCATAATGGACACCACTGGAGAGGACTGGAGAAGGGTAGGAACATGGGGTTCATCTACAAGATAACAAGTAAGGTTACTGGTAAAGAGTACATAGGCTCTAAGCAATTCCTCCTATGGGATGGCCCTCAGGCTGGCTATAAGTGTTATGATATGGACAGTGAGTGGTTCGATGAGAGAGCTTGGAGAGATAATGATTGGACTGAGTATACTGGCTCCTCTGATGAATTGAATGCGGAGATTAGTAAGGGCAACATATGGGACTACACCTTCGAGGTACTGGAGATGTGTAAGACTCGCTTAGATATCCATGTATCCGAGGTACTCCACCAGATGGAGAGAGATGTACTAGAGGCAGTAGGTGAGGATGGAGAGTACTTATACTACAATAAGAATATAGCGTCTAAGGAATTCAGAGCACCCTTCAAGAAGTCTAATCTCGTAGATGTACGTGAGAGGGAGGAGGAGTCTATGAGAAACTACTACCTGAAACCTCGTATAGATTCAGATGGTAATGTGATCCCTTATGGGAATCGACCAGTGTCGCTAGAGACAGGAGGATTCACTGATGTTAGATAGAAATGTAGCGTGTGCTAATTGTCTTAAGGTATATGATGCCAACTTATGGTCTCAGTGTCCTCACTGTGGTGCTGCTGGTAGATGTGATGTTAATAGTGTACCATCTCAGGAGGTAGAGGAGGTGAAGGAGGGATACTGTCAGTTCCCTGAGGACATGGGGTGGCCTATGGGTAGAGATCATGAACCTGTAGAGACATTTGATACAGTGAAGGTAGTCAAGCACTATCAGATATTCCCAGAGCATAATGTTGAGGCTCGTCACATAATAGCTAGGTGTATTCAATTGAGTGGACTAAAGGGAGACCAAGCATACCACTATGGGAATGCACTAAAATACTTATTAAGATTAAATAGAAAGGGAGATATGGTTGAGGATGCTAGTAAGGCTCAAGAATATCTAGGGTATATGAAGGAGTAGTATGAAGACAATGAGCTTCGGAACAATTAAAGTGGAACATAAGGGTGGTGAGTGCATACTGGAGGTGTACTCACCACGAGATGGTACTGTGAGGTTATCTATATCGCCTGATGAACTACTACTATTCTTAGTAGAGTTATCTAATGGATTATATAAGGGCAGACTTGGTGAGATTAAGAAGCTAATAGAATATAACTTAGAGAAGGAACAAAGGAAGGTGAAGATATGATAAAGAGATGTACATGTAAGCATGAGAGTCAAGATAAACTTCATGGCAAGGGTAATCGTGTATTCAATCAGATAAAATCAAGTAGTACTCAATCACCGACTTACAGATGCACAGTGTGTAGGAGAGAAACTACATGAAATTCATAGACGTTAAAGTAGAGGAAGGTGGGAAGCTACCCACTAGGGGTACAGATGGTAGTGCTGGCTGGGATATCTACTCACCTAGGGATGGTGCCATATATGCTGGCTGTACAGATCCTGTCTACACTGGGATTAAGGTAGCAGTACCGGAGGGATGCGCCCTCGTTATCTCACATCGCTCAGGACTCCATATGAAATACCAGATGAGTGCCTATGGTCTCAGATCGGA